TGAACACGGTTTGTTCCGTGATTAAATGAATATCGCGATTGTATTTTACTTGTAAAAATTTCACCCCATCTCATGATGAGGTTACAAAACCAAGAATACAACTTCAATATACGAAATTCATTCAATCATGAAATAGGTTACCATCCCAATTAGGGAGAAGTAGATCCCACCGCGCAGGATCAATTGTTTCTTTATAACAATTCCAAAAAAGCATATAGTTTATAGTTCTATAAAACTACCTCTATTAAGTATCGAGGTTTTTAAAATGTAGATAATATAAATTATCAAGGTGAAGGTACTACAACATTCGTAGTATAGAACATTGTAGGAACATTGAGAAAGAAGAATACTGAATAATCAGTTCCAATTTCAATGTAATCTACCAACTGTGTCATAGCTGCATCACGTGTTACCGCTATATATTTAAGCGTCATTATATCTGTATAATCCTGAGCTGTACCCAACATTGTTAACGCTGGGTCCGTGGACATAAACTTGGCCGGTGTATTATGAGGTATCATTACTGATATAGCTGGCATAACAAAACCAGTAGTCATATCAGTTCCGGAAGCACCATTATCTAAAACAGATAATGCATTACTAGTACACTGATTGACTGAACTGGTAGTGTTGGAAGTATTACTACCGTTCCAAATACCAGCACTTCTATTGGTTACACTATATGAAGCTGATAAATATCCCATAGCAGTTTTTCCTGCATTGAGATTTATATGATGTATCAAGCTTCCTCGCCGACCAACAAAACACTGACTAATCCAGTCTACAGGATTATAGACACACCAATTGTATGGTGCAGCAGTAGTGGTACCATTTTTATAAGCCAATCCAAATCCATTGGGATCAAATCCGGGTGATACAGGATAGCAAGGTCGTATTGCAAGAAAATTTACAATAGTATCTGCTGCTGTAGTAGGATATGGAATTATATCAGAGTACGATAATGTTGCACGGCGCATTAATGTGCGCAGACTCTTAACAGATTCTCCAAAAGATATTAAGTATCTTTCACCATCCATGACAGGAGACTCATTAGTTATATTCATAGACGATCGTGTACTCATAGACATTTCAGCACTTTGAAACACAAAAGGTGAATATCCTTTACCAATAGTTCTTGGTAATGCAAACTCCAAATCACTTCCTCCTTTAACAGAGACTATTAATTGCAAATCTGCCGTAGCAATAGGTGATGTTTGTTGAGTGAAAACTCTAATTGTTAGAGTTCCATTTGTAGAACCACCTAATGACGCTAGGTAAGTAGATGCTTGTGTTGATACAAGACCCCCCGCTAACTTGCAAAAAGGATTTGGTTGCAAATATGGTATAACTACTTCCACCTCTGTTTCTTCACTAATATCTACAACTTTTGTAAAACAAGAACCAACATATGATTGATTCGCTGATGTATCACCTGTGGGATCCCACGTGATAACATACCTTCCTCGATGAAATTTTGAGGCAACGGTTGTTATCTTAAACACCAGGGAACCCCTCCAATATGTAAACATTTGAGAGACATGTGCCGCAGGAGTGTGTTGAATACGATATGTTCCAGCTACAGCACCACTTTCATAATTATTGGCCTCAGGTGTTACACGAGCGGACCATAATAATGCATCAGGTGCAGCAGAAGATGTCCATGTCGCAATACCTGTTACTGCATATCTGTCAACAAACTTAGATATAGCTAATTCATCATCCACATGGACACCAGTAACACTAGGATCAATGGAAACTTCATTCTTAGGATCAAGAGATAATTTCGTTACTGGCTCACCAATATGTGCAGAAGTTAAACTATGGAATGGTAAATTCTTCAATGGTTCCACATCTCGAATTACGGGTACATCTGTAAATCCAAACAAAGATGCTATACCTGATACTGCTGAAGCTCCAATTGTAGTCGCCTTTGCAAATCTTCCGATTACGGGTACATTCTCCATCATCTTAGAAATATTTGCAACTGCTGACGCAGGACCAGATATAACACCTGATTGCAAAGATGCTTTAACAGTAGGACCTCCTAATCTCACATTTGTAGCGTGTGCATAAACTCTAATAGTAGCTCCCTGTCCAACCACTCCATTAGCGTTTTGTAATGTAGTGTAACTTTTGAGACGTATTTGTCCCAAATTTTGTACAGAAGCAGCCGAAGTTAAATCCACAGCATCATATGTGTAAATAAATGGTAGTTCCATAGAACCTCCTTGACTACAATGTGGATACAACCACACGTGTGGTCGCTGAGATAATGCATTATTTAATAAATCAGTTCCTGCTGAAGCACTAATTGTGCCTCCACTAAGATTAGGTACTGGTTCATAAGCCATTATTGCAGCTCCATAATAAAAAGGAGAAGCATTTATAACAACTTTCAAATGCAATGTCATCGATCCATAATAATAATTCTGTAATTTATTTTTAATTATAGCCGTATTGAGATACTCATACCATGGATAAAAAGTTTGATCTATTGAAGCCAATTCAGACCATGTGTATGATTTTATCAATACTGGTCTACTCAAAAATTGGTCAAGTTGTACATCTTTTGAGTATAAATGATTAGATAGATCTTCCATAGTTGTTGGATTAGAAACATTTGGACCAGGATGTGCATCTATTGTTTGAATTAATGGTTGTTGATCAAGTGTGTTAACCTCAGATTTATTCCCATACTCTTCTTCTCCAGCTTGGAGAACATAATGTGGAATAATATTAGATTGCAGATCACATTTAATATTAGTTTTAAATTCTGACATTTTCGACATTGACTGATGAAAATTTGGACGACAACTAACATTCACTTCATTACATCGAGGACACAAAAGACTATTAAAATACATTTGATGACATTTAAGACATTCCGCATAAACAGGCGGTATATCTTCTTCATTGACATATATAGTGTTTTTCTTTTTAAGATTTCTAATTGTTTTATTAAGACTTTTATAATTTTTATGATTATGATATGTTTGAGCAAGTGAGTTTTAAAATTGCAGTTTACACTTATTAATTGCAAAGTTTGTCTAGGAACTAGTGTGACCCAGCAACACTTCCCTAAATAGGGATTTTGAGGAACGCTCGTGCAGGGTATTCAAAATGAAGATCCACTCTTTAGAAAATGTATCCAAGACCATAATGATCTTCTAACAGTAAACTATCTTCATCGATATCTATTTGGTTAAGACCTTGATATTCAGGCCTGGCTAACTTTTCAGAAGCAGCGATGTATTTATTATGTAAATCAGTCCATGTAGGAAATTCCTTAGCTTGATAATACAACTGTAAATCACATTGTTCAACTACTTTGAGAAGAAAAGCTCTTTTATTTTCAAATACTTCTTTTCCATAAAAGAAATATTCTAAAACAGCACTATACATTATAGCAACTGCTTGTTCTTCAGCGCAAATTGTTTTAGAAGGAACCCACATTGTTAAACTTTTATCAATAGATTCTTCATCCAATTTGCATAAATAACGTTTCATATCTGGGCAATAATTCCATGTTCTTTTAAGAAAGGAAGCATTATCAATATGAATATACGGTACACTTTCAGCTTCTTTATCTGCCATTGTATATTTAATACCAAGTTCAGCTAAACAACCTGCAATAGATGTATGATTGAACCATGGTGCCTTATCACTGACACCCATGATATTATCATCACCATATGTCATTAAATGAACATTTTCATCAAATGATTCTATTTCATGATTAGGGTTTAGTACATAATATACGTATCTCATGTAAATTGAATTAGCTAAACTGTTAATGATAACAGTTAATGGATGACCAGATGGATTAACTCCGTTAAATTGGACTAAATCACCAAAGTAATCAACCATAGGATAAGCAATATCGTGTGCAATGCACTCCATTATTCTTACATCTTGTGCTGTGTATTTATCACTCATGATCATAACTGTAATCATGATTTCAAATGCAGCACGAATTATCATGGCAGACATTCTTTTATCAAACTTACTATAATCTCCAGCAACTATTTTATGTTCTCCAAATGCACATAACCACTCTCGCAAGTTATGCCATTCATCTGATTGTGCTATGGTTCCGGCTCCACATTCGAATATATTTTTATTCTTCTGAATCAATCGAATCATAGATAAATAATATTTACGAGTGACAATACTGAAATCCATAGGAGCACCCATAAAAACTCGAGTAGCATGCTCATTTGCTTTTGTAAATGAAACAGGCTCATCTTTAAAAGATGCTGAAAATACTGGGTGAAATAATTCACCTTTATTATATTTAGTAAGTATGAGATTAATACGATCCTTTATTTCCTGATAAGGTTCAACAGGATTAAGGTTTCTACCTCGAGGTTCCACTGAATTCAAGTAAAATTTCTTACTACATTTCCAGGGGAAACCTGCACTGGTATTTCTATTCATCTTATCGACGTAAGAAACTCCTGCTGCTCCATTAACTGCTGTGAAATCATCATAAACTTCAAGGTCCTTAATTTTATCACCTAATCGAGAAACAATCTTCTTGGACATAGAATCAACAATGTGATCAACTATATCTTGATTAAACTTATGTTCCATTGACATAACATCTAATAAAGATTTTCTTTTTGCTTCCCAACCACGCATGGAAGGTTTCGTATGTTTAATGGTATAACCATAATCTTTTTCTAACAACTTACTCATTAGAGTCCGACATACGGTAGATTTTGGTTGACACCTAAATCCTTTAAAGGATCCAAACACTGAGCAACTTCCTTTATTAATATATCTAAAGGGAGATTTCCTATGCAACTCACCTAATACTGCTTTAGCTGTTTTACTCTCTAAGCTTGGTTGTGAAGGTGTCGGTGCAGGTGGAAAATGTTCATGTAATTCTGCTAATGTTGCTTGCGTTACATTGATACATGCTGAATGTGGATTATTAAATCCAAATAAAGCATGTGTTCCAGCATAATGCAAGCCAACAATGACATATCCTCTAGGAGTATCGCAAATTACAAGACTTCCACAATCACCATATTCAGTTTTCTCATAGGGTACATATTCCCAATGTTTTCCCTGAACTTCTGGTAACCATGTTGCATCTTTTTTGCAGACTCTCTTAAGTGGATTCTTATTTATCATACCACTTTGCTTCCGTCCCAATAATATACCATTCCACACTCCATCAAAGCAACAAGTATTAAAATATCTTGTTATATCTTTACGTGGTGGAACACCAGTTATTCTGACTAAGGATATATCGTTACCAATACTCACAAAATTACTTTTGTACATTACCATTGATACATTATTATTCACACCATCCTTGGATGTTGAATTTAATAATTCTAATTCAAAGATATTATCAGGAGGAATAGAGTGTGTATTTAAAAGATATAAATTATCTCGAATGCAAACTCCTGTGGTTATAAATTGTGATTCACGCTCTTGTGAATTCATTTTAAAACACACTACGTTATATTCTAAACTTTGAACAAATTGCTCTAGGGTC